CCGCGCCCCAGCGGGGAATAAGCCCCGGCCCATTAGTTAACATAACGCATAGTTAACATAACGCAACAACAACCTGCGAAGGCCCGTATCTATTGACATGCGGCCCGGCCATGACATGCGCGGCCCGGCACACTAGGGATAAAAAGGGGGGAGGGGGGTAGGGCTGGACTGTGGAAAAAAAGGGGGGGCCCACTCCCCCATTCCCAAATTTTTTTCAAAAACTTTCCTTAACCCAGGTAGCATTAAACTTCGTTACCGTGTACTGGCCCCGTGTACAGGTAATACAACGTGGTGTATGATTTGACCCGTTGAGACTTAGTTGTTGGAAACTTCTCTGGTGATGCAGAGACGAGTTGTGGGGTGTTAGAGCACCCTCAACACGCATGGGGATTGTGCGAGTCACGAGACGTGGTGGCGACCAAACAGGCACATCGCTTGGAGTGCAGTCCCCAGCCGTGTTGGTGAGAAGTGGATCTGTAACGGGTAGTGAGCCAAAGAACCTTCCATCAGGGCGCTCACTGAAAGAGCATGTCGTCGCCGACCAACAAACTTTTATTGCAAAGGAGACATGTATGGAAGTTGTATTACTGTTTTTAAGTTTTCTGTTTTTTCTTTTGGCTGTGTTGTTCATGTTGCTCATGAATGGTGGTCAACTCCCGTTTTTTAAATCGAAGACTCTTCCGACCCGTGAAGAGATTTCCAAGCTGGCCAACGATGCTTTTGCCGCCGAGTACGCCAAGTACCGTGAAGAAGCTATCCGCAGGGGCAAGTGATGGAATGGACCCTGGCTGACCCACGCTACGACATCGAAGACATCGTCTGGCTGGCTGACACCCTGTACGGCCCTGAGACAGATGCCATCCTGACCCGAAGCCCCGCCACCTTGCGCCGACATGCGACAGTTACTGCCACTGTTCAACTGTTCGACAAGTCCAAAGAGTTCCTGGCTGTCTGTCGTGCCCATGATGACCCAGACCATCCTGACGGCAAACTTCTTGGCTTCTGCTGGTTTGATCGGGGTGGTTATACAACCTACTCAACGGAAGAGATCTCAAACTCCAAGTTCCATTTTGTTGACTTGACTTTGCCCCCTCGGTTGCGGATTCGGCTGATAAATGAGATGATCGACCAACACATCCTGTGGGCTGGTGGTTGCGGTATCCCCGTCATTTGCTCAACCTCAATCCGTGGTGACCACAAAGCTTTTGTGAAGATCCATGAGAAACGTGGGTTTACTGTCAACGGCTCATATGCTTGGATGAGAACAGAAAAAGGAATTGAATGGCTACGGTCACAAAACTCAAACGCCCACCAGGCCGACCCTCAGTCGTAAACAAAGTCACTGAGTACGGTGCGTTATTCAACCGACTCAATGCCGAACGTGAAGCCCTGGGCATGCCTCCCCTTAAGACGGCAATGGAAGTTCTGATCGAGGCCATGCAGTCCGACGAGTTGGACATTAAAGACAAAGCCCGTATTGCCGACAAACTGGCTCCCTTCGAATCCAGCCGTGCCCCCATCATCTCAATTGAGCATGTCCAGAATTCCTTACGGGACGAGGAAGAAGACGCTGACGGCGCAATGGAGAACTTCCTCGAATCCCTGCGGAAGGTGTAAGATACACATGCAATTCAACCTCCAACCGAAAGGTCAATCATGAGCGGTTACACCTCTGGCAACAATGCCCCAACACTGATGGCACAAGCCCCCAATCGCAAAGGCAATGTCTCCAAACATCTGCCCAGCAAAAATACTGGTGTGACTGCTGTCACCCGCCCTCAAGGCGACACCAGTTACTCTGGCCCCAACCAAGGCGCTCCCAAGGCAAATGGCAACGTCACAACCCGTGGCCAAAAAGTCATGGTCCAAACACACTGCGATTACGATGGCCGCATCAAGAATGATGGCTACATGAATGCAGACCGTACCAACTATTTGAAGTGAGGTCATCATGTCAGGATATGGACAAGTTCTCTCTGGCGGCGTTTCAATGCGTAAAGGTGTCAGCAAAGGCATCAACGACAAACTGAAAAGTCGTGAAACCGAAATCAAACACCGTGACATGGTTGCTGACGCTGTGAACAACGCTTACAAAGTGGACACTCTGTCTTCACAGCACACCAACAACATTCACAATGGTGACAAGTTCACAAAGCCCTCAGTTCCTAAGAAGATCTAAATGAAGGCTGGACTCTACGCAAACATCCACGCAAAAAGAGAGCGCATCAAAGAAGGCTCCAAGGAAAAAATGCGTTCGCCTGGAACCAAGGGTGCGCCTACAGCAAAAGCTTTTAAGCAGTCTGCCAAAACGGCAAAAAAAACCAAGTATTAACTGGAGAAATGAATGGCAACGTATGACATTGACGCTCTCAAGAGCGATCTTCCCACCGCTAAAGAACTGGCTCAATTTGTTTATGACCGAACCCAGATTGCTCTGGACCTGGTCGGCAAACCAAAAGAGGATCAGTACCAAGTTGCGAAGAACGCCCTTGAGGGTAAGAAAGTCCCAACAGACTACGTCACCAGCGACAACCCATACGTTGACAAACGTGAGTTGATTCCTGTCGACGAGATCAAGAAGCTGCCACCCCGCAGTGAAGACTTGCCTTCCATTGAAAGCCGTGTCAACTTCTTTGGGGCCACCAACATGCCCCACCCGTTTGACCCGCAGTCAGACAAGAAGGTCCAAATTAATTTTTGGAAGTACGACAACGGCTTGATCACATTCCAGATCATGGGCCCCTTGGAGCAAGTCGCCATTGGCGAGCGCATCAACAAGTTTGGCCAAACCGTTCCTGAGAAGTATTCGTACATTGACCCACGCACTGAAGAGTCTGTGTTGCGCCGTCCTGATGGCACATTCACAGAAAAGGGCCGTGGCCTGTATGCATTCTGCTCTGGCGAAAAAGGTGCTGGCATTTGGTCAATGATTGACAAATCCACAATGGCTATTGCCGCCAAGAACATCACCAATCCGTGGGCATAAATGGAAGACTATTCAGCGGTCTTTCGAAAGAGGCTTGCAGACCAAGCTGAAGTGTGCGCCAGGAAAACTCTGGAAATGCTTCAGAAGGATCTGCAAACCACCCACAAGTTTGCGGCTGACGACATTTACTATCTTGCCTCTGCTGCACAAGTCCTCCTAGACTTGCGGGACAAGTATGGCCAGAAGTGAAGCCAGTGACTACATCCAGCCCATCTACAAAGATCGGGCGCTCAAACATCTAGTCAAACTGGCTGGAGGCAAAAAAGCCACCAAAGCTCTTGAGGCTGACCAACTCAGAGCCATGATGACGGCTCAGAAAAAACTGGCCGAAGACATGCAGTTCAATGCCATCAAGTGGTTCAGGCCGTTTCCGTACCAGTTGCAGTTCTTCAAGACTGGCAAGGACTACACCCGCCGAGGCATGATTGCTGCCAACCGCTCTGGCAAGACTGTCGCTTCATCTTTTGAAGTGGCCTACCACCTGACAGGCATGTACCCAGACTGGTGGGAAGGCAAGAAATGGGACAAGCCCATCATTGCTATGGCCACGGGCGAATCCTGGGAACAAGTTGCAAAAACGCTACAGTCCAAAATTTTGGGCTGTGACGACATCAAGCAGTCCTACAAGTTAGGATCAGGCTCTGTTCCACGGGAGAAGATCGATGTCAAATCCATTAGAGCGGACGGCCAGAATGTCTTGGCCATCGAAATCTGGCACTCCAGCGGTGGAAAGTCCAAGCTTTACTTCTCCAACTACACCCAACAGGTCCGACATCTCCAAGGTTTCGAACTCGATCTTGTCCTCCTCGACGAGCAGCCACCAGACGAGATCTTTTCTGAGCTTGTTGTCCGTACAGCGGCTAGAGAAGGACAGGTTATCTGTTCATTCACCCCACTCAAAGGACTCTCAGGACTCGTAAGAAAGTTCTGGGACAACATCGAGGGCTACTGCCATGTGCGGGTAACTTGGGACGATGTGCCGTTCAAGAACGAATGGGGCGAAGACTTCTTTTCCCAGAAAGAGCGGGAGCAGCTTTCCCGTGACTTCATGCCTTGGGAGCGTGAGTGCCGTATCAACGGCATCCCCTTGGTCGGCAAAGGCGTGGTCTTCCCCCTGCTGGAATGGCCAATCTACAAGAACACTGACCACGACCTTCGGGCCAATGAGAAACTTGAACGCCTAATCAGCTTTGACTTGGGAATCAAAAATGACCCGACTGTTATCTCGTTCTTTTTTCGTGATCCTGTCGAGGAAATTATCTACCTGCACCGCCAGATCAAGATCCCCGCTGGTGAAACGCCTGATGAATACGTTCACTACCTCCTTGATCGTGAATCCAGAGGCATACCAATTGCGCTTCCGCATGACGCAACGCTGGCTGGACGGTACACCCTCACCGAGCAGTCGGTCAGGGAAGTCTTTGAAGACTCATACAACCTCAATTGCATCCCTGGGGCAATTCTTAACCCGCCGAATGACCAAGGCAAAGTGACCAACCACAAAGCCTATGGCATCAATATAATGCGCCTAGGTATGGAGCGTGGGACTTTCCGAATTAACGAGTCTTGCATAGCATTTTTGGACGAATGTAGAAATTACGCAATTGATGATGCGGGAAGATTTTCAGACCCTGACGATCACATCGATTCGGCAAGGATTGGAGTCTTGGCTTTGGTACAGGGGCATGGCGAAAGCTTGCTAGGTAAATCAAACGGTTTCGCATACAAACGACCACCGCCCGTTGAAGGCAAGGTCCAAAGGATTTAAAAATGCTAGATAAACAAAACATCATCGTTGACGGCATCGAAAGCCCATCGGGCAACGGTGACTTGGTCCGCAAAGTGGCTCATGAAATTTACGTCAAGATGGTGGATTACCTCCGCTTGACCCAGTCCAAGAACACCTACAACCGCTTTACTGATTACCAATATCTCAACATCCCCGTATCCAATTCCACCGAGCCAATCCGTGGCATTGACTACATCCACCCAGTAGTAACCCCAGGCATTGATTACGCAACTGCCATTGCCACCAAGTGCTTGATGCCCAACGGCAAAGTTGAGTTTGAATTTGAGCGGTTTACCGAGCAAGATTCTGAACAATCTCGTCAGGCAACCGAGATGGTCAAGTACATGATCAACTCAAAGAACGATGCCTACCAGATCATTCGTGACTGGGCGCAAGATGCTTTCTTGCACAAGAACGGCATTGTGATGATCTCTCCAATCCGCAGCCCCATCACGCAGTACAAGGAAGTTGAAGGCACAAGAGATCAATTGCGCTCATTTGAGATCATGGCTGGTGAAAAAGGCTTGACTGCCAAGCGCCAGCAAATGCGAAAGATCGACGTTGACCTGCAAGGCGCAGCAATGGAAGCCATGTCTGCCGAAGAGGGCGATGGCATGCAAGAACCTGCTGATGACATGTCTGATGCACTGCGGAACAACACGATCTACCGTGCCAAGTACAAGATGACTGGCTACTCCACCGTCATTAAGGTCAAGCACGTTGCCCAGCACTATTGGGTCTGCAACCCAACGATCCCACAAATCCAAGACCAAGATTTTTGCGGTTTCTACGACCCCATGACCATTCATGAGGCCAAAGAACTATACCCATACATCGACATGGAGAAGTTTGCCGACCACGCTGCCTACGGCCCCGCTGGAGCCTACCAAGCTGGCGCTTTGGAAAACGATCTGGCCCTGCATGCCCGTGATTCAACCCCAGTGCCTGGCCAAGGCGTGATTGCCTCTCAGGGCGCTGACCGCTACAGCCGTGTTGTGATGTTGACCACCGCTTGGTTGCGCCGTGACATCGATGGCGATGGCGAGGAAGAACTGATCGAGTGCTGCTTCTCTGGCTCCTACGTCCTGTACGTCAAAGAAGTCGAATTCATCCCAATTGCCAACATGTGCCCCAAGCCCATTGTCGGCAACTTCTTTGGCTACAGCCTTGGTGAGCGCCTTGTGCCCATGCAAGAGTACGCTACAGCCATTGCCCGTGCTGAGATGGCATTTGCCATGCAGTCGTCCACTCCTCGGATTGGTGTAAACCCTGAGTTTGTGGATGCCGAAGAAATCCAGCGTGGCGTGTCTGCCTTGTTCATTTTGGATCGCAAGTTCGACCCTGCCAAGCACGTCTACGAATTTGAGCCAATGCAAGGCAATCTGGCATACGTCCAGTCGGCTATGCAGCGTTTCGAATCCGACAAGATGGCCATGATCGGCATGACCAGCCCCAACGATGTGTTGAATCCTGAAGTGATGAAGGACGGCAACAGCGGCTACAAGCTGCAATTGGCAATGGGCCCCAACCAATTGATTCAAGACGAAATGGTCAAGAACTGCGCCATCGGTGTGCGGGACATGATCTATCTGATGTGGCGCACCATGATCCAGTACGCTGACGACTACAACATCCAACAACTGGCTGGTGTGGTGTCTAAGGGTTTACCCTTCCTCGATGCACAATCGATGGCCAACTTTGAGTTCATTGACCGCAAGCTGATCAACATCGATCTGGCCTTGGGCTTCATGTCCGAGGAAAACCGCCTGACCCGTCAACAGTTGATTGTTCAGTGCCAGACTCAGTTTGCCCAAGCAATGATGCAAATTGACCCAAGCGTTCCCGAGTTGTTTGCCAAGGTGCGCCGCCCATACGAAGACACCCTGCGGGTATTGAACGTCAAGGATGTGGACGCTTACCTGCCGACAATGGAAGAAGCTGCCAAGATGGCTCAAGCCCGTGCCGCACAAGGCCCGAGCATGGATGACCAAGAAAAGCAGTCCAAGATGGAATTGAACAAAGCTTCTGTTGGCGAGAAAGAAGCAAATGCAGCTTTGACAATCAGAAAAACCCAAGATATGGACACCGATGATTACTATGAAGCTCTTGCCGCCAGTCGTGGCAAGCTGAGTTCTGTGCAGATGGATTGATAAAGGATTGCAATGAAAAGCTTGGTAAAGGGAATCAGAGATGCATTCAACCGTAGGACACGGGTCGAACACACGTACAAGGAGGCAAGCCACGATCAACGGACGCTAGTTTTACAGAATGGGGAGTGCGCCAGCCGCCTCCTTTTGAACGCAGACTTTGCATTGATGTTTAACCTGTACAGGTTTTACTTGTTGGAGCGCCTGGAGGATGACCGCACAGACGCAGATCGAATTAGCAACGCACATTTTGTTGCTGGAGTTCGAGATTTCATTGCCTTCATTGAAAAGCAAGAATATCTCGGAAAGGTGGCCTTGAAAAAGGCTGAAACAAACGAGAAAAAAGGGTAAGATATGTCAGACGTAAGTGCAACCGCACCCGCCACTGAGCAAACTGGTAGCGTCAATCCTGTTGATGCCATCGCTGCGATGATCGCCGCTAACAAGCGTAACGTGCCGCAACCAGATGGTAGCCAACCGCCACCAGCAGGTACAACTGGAGATGGTCCAGCACCTGAGGCGGCTCCTGAAGGGGATGCCGAACCTGAAGTAAGCAATGCAACGACTGAAGAACCGTCTGACGATGGGGAACAGGCAGAGTCCACCGAAGGTGTAAACGAAGCCGTCAATTTCCTGGAGTTTGCGGAACAGAATCCGAATGTAGTGTTGAAGATTCCAAACAAAGACGCAGAAGGCGGTTTTGTTGAATTGACAGCATCGAAAGCGGCTTCCATTCTGGGTCAGGGCAGTGCTATACATGAAAATGCGAGAAAACTTAAAGCCGAAAAGGCAGAGTTTGAAGAGTTTCAGGTCAAGAGACGCAATGAGCTTGATGGTTTGCAAATTGGTCTGGAGTTAACGGTAGTCCCGCAACTGCAAAGTGCGGCAGATGAACTGATAACCCTCCAACAGTACAACCAGCAATGGGAGATGATCCGAAATCAGGCTACGGACGAGATCGAACGTAGCAGGGCAGAGGCGGCAATCCGTCAAAACACCCAACTGATCGAAGAAAAAGCTTCCTTCATTAAGTCGAACCGACCAAAGGTTGAGCAGTTTTATCAAGCTCGGTCACAGTTTGTCCAAGAACAACTTGAGCAAGCCAGACAGAGTTTCAGCGACAAAGAATTGGCCAACAAAGCCAATTTCACGGAACTGAGAGATAAGCTGTCAAAGGAATGGAAGGGTGCAAACGGCTCCTACATCCCTGGTGTGCAGAACATTGATCTGCTGTCCAGTGATGAGTACATTTTGGGATTGATTCGGGATGGAATGAAGTTCCGAGAAGGTCCGAAAGTGAAAAACGCAGGGGGTTCACTGGCAGCGACCAGTAAGCCTGTTGCAAGAGCCAAGACATCGCCAACACCTGCCAGCCAGCAACTCCAAGAACGAGCCGCAAAAGGTGATAAGAACGCCGCACGGGATCTTTTGGCAACAATGCTGCAAGCGAACCGAACACGCCGCAGTTAACCTTTAAGGAAATCAAATGTCTACTATCACCTCCGCAAACTTGGGTAACGGTAACGGCCCATACGCAACCGACATCGTGGTCAAAGACTTGGACATGACCGTGTCCAACTATGTCAAAGACCGCACTCCCATCACCAACATGGCGATGTCCAAAAAGCGCAAAGTTAATTCAACTCTGCACATTTGGCCCATCGACTATTTCCGTACACCTAGCTTGAACGCTAAGTTGGAAGGCGCTGCTGTCAGCACCAGCCAATCGGAAAACAACACCCGTGCCAACTTGGGCAACTACACACAGATCTTTACCACCACCATTGGTGCTACTGGTACTGCCCGTGCTGTTGAACAAGCTGGTGGTGATCCCCAGGCATACCAAGAAGTCAAGCAATTGACTGAGATCATGTTTGACGTTGAACTGCAAATGGTTCGTGCTGACGGCGCTTCTATCAAGTACGCTGGCCAGGACGCTGCCCAAGGCGCTTCACCAAACAATGGTCGCCGCTTCGGCTCTTTGTTTGCTTTTGCTGGCACTCGTTCTGGCAATGCAACTGATGGTACTGACGTTCTGAACATCGCTACCAGCGACAGCAACGACACCATTGGCAGCACTGTGAACACCAACCAGCCTTTCAATGGCTTGTTGAGCAATGCTGGCCTTGGCTACTTCACTTTCGGTTCTGGCGTGACCCTGCAAGCTTTCAGCCCCGTGCTGTACAAGCAGTTGGTTACTACAGCCGAACAGCGTTTCAATGCCAAGATCACCAACATGGTTGTTCCAACCTCGTTGCGTACCACCATCTCTGACAACATTCCTCAGAGCCGTTCTATCAACCGTTTCAACCCTGCTGACAAGGGCGACACGATTGGTACATACGAAGGTGACTTCAACTACACCTATCAGATCGATGACAACTGGATCATGGATCAGACTGGTTCCGACAACACCTCGATTCTGTTCTTGAATCCTGATGTTGTTCAGTGGGGTTCTTTGCGTGAACTCGGACCAAACAACGAAGTGTTCAGCAACGCTGATGCTTCTTTGGACCAGTACATCATGGAAGGCACATTGATTGTGCGTAACCCAGCAGGTGTGGCTGTGTTGGCCGCTATGACTACTGGTGCTGTGGTGACTTCACCTCGCGCCTCTACTCAAGTCCAACGCTACTTGGCCTAATAGGTCAGGATCGGGAGGCCCTTCGGGGCTTCCCTTTTATTTGGAGCAAAGCATGGAATTGGATAAAGACGAAATACCTGAAGTCAACGAAGACTACTTCATGAAGGGCAACCTTGAAGGTGGCATCGATGGCGTTTTTCGTAAAAACGACAAACTGTTCAACGAGGTCAAGTCAGGCACTTGGTCACAGACATTCAAGACCGACAACATTGACTACAAGGTAGGCGCTGTTGATGGCAACCGTTATGTCCAGTACAACCAAAAGAACGTCGAAGCTGTTCGTCAGTATTGCAAAGACCGCCGTGAGTTCTACACAAGAATGGGGACTACTGACAACCCAATCTTTGCTGGCACTTTTGAGGCAATGAATCTCCCCAAATGCTTTGCACACGAAATCAGTTCCAAGTGGTTTAACAACCGCCCTTGGGAGTTGATCAAGCGTGACAAGGCTGACAAAATCAAGTTTTATGCGATTGTGAATGAGTTCTACTCGGACTTTGTTTGTCATCCGAGCGGAAAGATTCCACTCCCATACAATCCAGCAATTGCGACCAAGTGAGGTAGTCTATGTCCCTATTTATTCAATCTGCGAACGCTCTGGTGAGCCGAGTAGCACAGTGGGTAGGGGCGATTCCTTCAGCGTTAAGCATTACGGCGACTTCATACGATCCAGAGACTGGTGAGATCACCACATCTGCCGATCCTCGTCAGCTTGTCTATGCTGGCGACTTCATTGCCAACGGCATCAACAACTTCACATACGTCTTAGCCGTGTCGGCCACCACCATCACGGTGAGCGACCCTGAAGCCAACTGGGAAGACTTGGCGTACCCTGGCGTGACCATCATGAAGATGCCCACCCAGTCTGCCTTGGAAATCCAAGCCAGCATCCAGCTTGCTGAACTGAAGATGCGTGTGATTGAGTTGCCTGGTCTACGTAGTAACCCTTACGACTTGGTTGATCCGTCTATTCTGGTCACCGACGAGCAAGGCATGGCTGCAATTCCTGCCGACATGAACTGGCCAATCTTGTTTTTTCAAGAGTCGCCATCACCAGAAACCCCACAAGATGCCACTGGCTTTGGCCCTTGGATCATTTATGACCGTGTCGGTGACCGTGAAATCATTCGCCGCCGCATGATTGACCAACTGTACGTCCGACCATTTGGCGTTCCCCGTGTGATCCGTGCTTCGTTCAGTGAAGTTGGCCCCAATTACATCTTCACGCCAAACCCTGGCCAAGGCACGATCATGAAGGCGTACTACATCCGCACCTTCCCATTCTTGTTTGGCCCAACAGAAGATCCATTGATGCCTGTGGTGCAAAACAATGCTGCCTTGGCTTCATTTCCTGAAGGCTACATGTACGGCACATTGTGGGCGTACTACGACAAGAACAAGAACAACGAAGAAGCCCAAAAATGGGATGGCCGATTCAATGATGCTTACGGCAAGATTGAAGATCAAAACTTCAAGGACAAGTGGAGCGGTGGTGATCGACATCTCACCTCTGAGTTCCAGCCCCGTGACTATCGCTACAGCTTTAAGTGAGGTAAGACATGGCCACCAGCGGTCTTTACGGCAACAGCGGCACAGGCGCACTGATTGCGGAATCTGGGGCAGAAACCCCAGGCTTGTACGGCAAGAGTCCCAATGGCTCTGCTGTGGCCGCTCCAGGCACTGAAACTGGCGGTCTGTACACAGGCACTGTGCGCTTTGGCGTAACAGGCCCTACTGGTCCAACAGGCCCTATTGGTCCGACTGGTCCTACGGGTGCAACTGGTCCTACGGGCGCTACAGGGCCTACAGGTCCAACTGGCCCCACAGGTGCAGATTCCACTGTTCCAGGCCCTACAGGCCCTACTGGACCCACTGGCGCACAAGGCATTCAAGGTATCACTGGCCCGACTGGGCCAACAGGCGCTCAGGGCATCCAAGGCGTGACTGGGCCAACGGGTCCAACGGGCGCTCAAGGTATTCAGGGCGTGACTGGCCCCACTGGCTCTCAAGGTATTGTTGGCCCGACTGGTCCCACAGGTCCGACTGGTAGCCAAGGTATTCAAGGCGACATTGGCCCAACAGGACCTACTGGCCCGACTGGAGCACAGGGCATTCAAGGAGTTACAGGTCCAACAGGACCCACAGGCTCACAGGGTGAGCTTGGCCCAACTGGTCCGACTGGTGCTGACTCGACGGTGCAAGGCCCAACTGGACCGACAGGACCGACAGGACCGACAGGCCCTACAGGTTCACAAGGCAGTTCATCCAACCTGTTTCAGTATCTTGCCGAAACCACAACTACTTCTGGCGACCCAACTGCTGGCTATTTGTTGTGGAACAACTCAACTCAAACCAGTGCAACTCAACTGAATGTCAGTCATTTAACAGACACCGACATTGATGTTGATTTGTTCTTGGCTTTGTTGACTCCTGGCCAACGCATTACTGTTCAAGATCAAAATGCCAGCGCCAATTTCCAAACTTGGTACATAACTGGCACACCAACAAACACTAACCCTGGCACATCTAGCAGCTATTGGAATATTCCTGTTTCTTTAGTTACATCTGGCGGCACTGGAACAACTGGTTTTGCCGACAACCATCCTTTGTTTTTGGCTGTAGTGTCTGGAATTACTGGCCCCACAGGCCCAACAGGCGGTGGCGGTGCATTGGGTTACTGGGGTTCATTCTGGTCAACATCCAGTCAAACAGCAGCGGCAACCAACACCGCTTATGCAATGACTTTAAACAACACAGACCCCAATTCAAGTGGTGTGTCTGTTGTTTCAAGTTCGCAAATTTTGTTTGGCTTTGCTGGTGTTTACGACCTTCAGTTTTCTGCACAGCTTCACAACAATGGAGGTGGCGGCTCTGGGGATATTGTCAATATTTGGCTGCGTAAAAACGGCTCAAATGTTGCCGAGACAGACACCAAATTAAGCGTCCCAACAAGCAACCCATACCTTGTTGCCGCATGGAATTTTGTGTTGAAGCTCAACGCTGGCGACTATTTGGAATTGATCTGGGCAACAGCAAACACAAGTATCGGCCTTGATTACGCAGCCGCTGGCGGCATTAACCCTGCCATCCCATCTGTTATTGTGACCGCTACTCAGGTTATGAACACCCAACTTGGCCCCACAGGCCCAACGGGTACAACTGGAGCCACAGGCCCTACAGGACCTACTGGGGACGCTGGAGCCACAGGCCCAACAGGTCCTCAAGGTATTCAGGGTGAAGTCGGCCCTACTGGCCCCACAGGGCCTACAGGATCACAAGGTATCCAAGGTGATGTTGGCCCGACAGGCCCAACTGGAGCGCAAGGTGACCAAGGCTTAGTTGGTCCAACAGGGCCGACTGGATCAACTGGTGACACAGGTTTAACTGGCCCGACAGGTCCAACTGGTAGCACTGGAGCCACAGGTGACGTTGGCCCAACAGGTCCAACTGGCACTACTGGCGCAGGTGGTCCCACAGGCCCTACAGGTAGTGCTGGTCCAACCACATACCCTGGCGCTGGTGTGGCCGTATCAACAGGTACTGCTTGGAACACTTCGCTTGTTGCCGCATCTGCAAACACTGCATCTGCCTTGGTTCAGCGTGATGGATCTGGTGCTTTTGCCGCAACCAAAGCAACATTTACCCCAAGTACAACTGGTGTTTCAACAGGATTGACTTGTGCAAATGGAGATGTCACATCGTACAGATCTGGCGGCACAACTGGCGTAATTTATTTGAGCAGTTCTGGATCTCATTACTTGTATTGGGATGGAACAAACTACAACTTAAACGCTGGCAATTTGTTGGTAACAGGAAATATTTCTGCATCTTCTGACGAAAGGTTAAAAACCAATTGGAGAGATCTTCCAGAAAATTTTGTTGAGCAGTTGGCCAAAGTTAAGCACGGCATTTATGACCGTATTGATGTTGAGTCAACTCAAATTGGTGTTGGCGCTCAATCATTGAGGGATGTGATGGAGCATGCTGTAGCAGAAGATTCTGAAGGCAGATTGTCTGTTGCGTATGGCAACGCTGCATTGGTTGCTTGCGTTAAGCTTGCAGAGCGTATTGTTGAGTTAGAAAAGCTATTGGAAAGCAAAGGATTGAAATGAAGATTGCCATTTACGCCATCAGTAAGAACGAAGAAAAGTTTGTTAAGCGGTTTTGTGAATCTGCAAAAGACGCTGATGTCATCTTGATTGGCGACACAGGATCAACTGACAACACGGTTGAGTTGGCCAGAGAATGTGGTGCTGCTGTAGCAGACATCCGCATCAAGCCTTGGCGCTTTGACAAAGCCCGTGAAGCCGTTCTTGCCTTACTTCCTGATGACGTAGATGTGTGCATCTCCTTGGACCTTGATGAGGTCATGGAGCCTGGCTGGCGTGAAGAGATTGAGCGTGTTTGGACAGCAGACACAACTCGCCTTCGCTACAAGTTCGATTGGGGGTGCGGAATTGCTTTCTTCTACGAAAAGATTCATCATCGTCATGGCTATTTTTGGCATCATCCTTGTCATGAGTACCCAATGCCTGATCCAAGAACTAAAGAGGTTTGGGCACACACAGATATGCTTCTGGTTAGCCATCACCCAGACCCTACAAAATCAAGGGGTCAGTACATGGACTTGCTCGAAGTGGCAGTCAAGGAAGATCCTAATTGCCCACGCAATGCCTTCTACCATTCCCGTGAGTTGACATTCAACCGCCGTTGGCAAGATGCCATCACAGCCCTGAACAAGTACTTGGCCATGCCCCAAGCCACTTGGCCAAACGAACGGTGCTATGCCATGCGCCTTCTTGGCCAATCCCATGCTGAGATGAAGCAAGACTGGGCGGCGCTCAAGTGGCATCGACTGGCCTGTGCTGAAGCCCCTGACACCCGTGAGCCTTGGGTGGAGTTGGCCATGTTCTGCTACCGCATGAGTATGTGGGCCGAATGCTACTCAGCCGCCATGTCAGCCTTGGCCATCACAGACAAAGCTGCGGTCTACACAATGGACCCTTCCGTTTGGACAGAAAAGCCCTATGATTTGGCATCCATTGCCGCCTGGCATTTGGGTATGAAAGACAAGGCAGTTGAATACTGCAAACAAGCTCTGGAATTCAACCCATCTGATGCTCGGTTGATCAAGAATCTGGAGCAGATGACTGAGGAACAGCATGTCTGATTACAGCCGCCTTCGCACACCGTTCACGAACATGAGCTTCACGCCCGATGTTCCCAGCAACGCTCTTGGCCCCAATGAGTACAACAGCGGCCTGAACGTGGAAGCTGATGTGCGGGGCATGAAGAAGATCAATGGTGAGCAATACATTCTGGATGCAGTTCCTGGCCACACCATCTTCATTGAAGGCAACTTTCGCACCGAGGCCAACTGGGTCTTTGTTGTCGCCACCCGTGAAGGCCGCTGGTTTCAAGTCACTCCGCTTGGCGTAACCAACATAACTCCAGGTTATGGAGCCAACCCATCTGTTGCGCTTGCTGGTTATAACGATGACCTGAATATCACCGCATCTTGGGTTGGTGGCGTATTCTTTGTCAACGATACCCTGCGACCACCCATGTATTACCGTCCAACAGATACCGAGATGCAAATCTACGGTACTGCGCCAGACGACTATGTGTGGAACTACGGCACAAACGTCTTGGCCACCCGTGCTGGTTTTATGCGGAACTTCTGCTCACCGAACGTGGGCAACATTCTGATTGCTGGCAACTTGACCCAAGACTTGGACACCAGCATCACTGTCAACTACCCCACCACGGTCAGATGGTCCCAAGCATTCGCTTTGACGGGTGTTCCAGCCACTTGGGAGCCAACCCTGACCAACATTGCCAACGAACAAGAAGTGCCCGTGCGTGGTCCTCTGATCGACGGCTTTTTCCTAGGCGGCAACTTCTACGTCTGCTCGTACTGGGACACCGTGGTGTTCAGCCCTATTGCCTACCAAAGCAGCACTGCCCCGATCTTTGGTGTACGCCTGTTCAACCAAGGCCGTGGCTTGCTGAACAACAACTGCTGGGCCAACACCGACCAGAACGTCTATGGCGTTGACAGCCGAGACATCTGGGTATTTGACGGCTCCCAGTTCCAGTCCCTGGGCAACCAAAAGGTCAGAAACTACTTCTTTGACAACCTCAGCCCCACCTATGGAGAGCGGTTGTTTGTGGTCAACAACACCAAGAAGTACCAGATCGAGATTTACTACCCTGACCTGAACAGCACAGGCTGGTGCAACAAGATGCTGTCTTGGCGCTATGACCTGAACGTTTGGAATGCCCCCAAAGACGTTGACGGCGCTTGCAACGCCTGTGAATCACCCGTCTACAACGCCGATGAAGCCGACTTCATGTACGCCTCCCGTTGCGTGACTTATGGCCGTGGCGGGGTAGAAGAGGCAACCTTGAACCAGACTGGCCAAGGCAACTCGTTCAACGGCGACCCAATCCCTGCGTTGTTTGAACGCAACAATGTGGTTTTGCAAACAGAAAAAGGCCCAGTGCCCTATTCTTGCAAGACGTACATCCACAGGGTTTTGCCTGAAATTGCTGGCTCTGGCAGTGTTGACATCACGGTTGGCGGTGCAAATTCCACCGCTCAAAATCCTGTCTACGGCCAAACAGGCATTGTCAGCGTTGTGACGGACAATCCGTGGGTCACGACCCAGCAGAATTCTGTTCGGACCGTGTCAATCAAGGTGGAGTCGAATGATGCCACCGACACTTGGAATATGACCGCCATGAACTGGCAAGCCACTGTTGTTGAGGATGCGTTCTAATGCCATTCGCCCTTGATGGAAATCCAACGATCTCGGAAATTGCCGAGGCGGTTAATTACATCTTGGCCAACCTTGGCTCTGGAACACCACCAGGTCAATACCCTGTCAACAACAACCCAAGCACAGGCTTCATTTCCAACACCATTGGAACGCTGATTCAGTATCAATATCGGTACTTGAGTGTGAAGTATGCCGACAACCCTGCTGGCTTGAATTTCAGCGACAACCCATATGGCCGTCTGTATTTTGGTTTGTTGAACAGCGATACGGTCACTGAAAGCACCACACCAGCCCAATACACATGGTTTCAGGTGACTGGCGGCTTTGGAGCCACCAAGACGCTGTGGGTTGTCACCGCTGGTGGCCGTCATGCTACCTTTGCTGCGTCACAAGAAGCGCCTGACCTTAACCAAAACTGGCGGCTTGTCCCACTTCGCTCCATCGATCTGGACAACCCATTCAAGCCATTTGACCAATGGATGAACGTCAAGTTTGCTGATGACAGTGTTGGCACTGGATTAAGTGACGATCCAACAAACAAGTTTTTCTATGGCTTGGCCACAACAATTGACAACACCATCTCCACTGACCCAACAGTCTATGAGTGGTCGCCATTTGATTTTGGCACAACCAACAATCTGTTCTATCGTTCGTATGGTGGACGCAACATTTCATTTGTGCCAACAGAGAACAAGCCAATCGGTTACATCCCATACATCTATGGGACAACCATCAATTTGGATGTGGCCACGCTTGGTGCTGTCGATGAGCTTGGCATCATTTCAACTGATCCTCTGATCATTGAATCGCCATATCGGTATTTGTTGATCAGATACGCTGATGATTCTTCAGGCACGGGTTTGTCAGAAGACCCAAGCGGAAAAACATATTTTGGCCTTCAGGCATCTGACATCATTGCGATTGACAACAACCCTGCTGACTACCTTTGGTTTGCGGCTGGCGGCACATTCTTGTCTGGCGTGAATCTGTGGGTAAGAACCACAGGTGGCAATACCGCTCAATTCAATGTGTCAAACGATGCGCCTGATGTAACAGGTTGGGTAAATCAAACCGCACAAACCACAACTCTTGCACCAGCCATTGACGTATACAGCCGCTCTGGTTTGATTGTGACCAACATCACAAGCCCAACATCTGGTCGAATTGGCTATTCAAATCTTGGCGCAAACGGCATCGTCAACTTGAATCTTGACCCATATGGCCAAGGAAGAGACACTGGTGGTTATTCATTTGACCCTGCTGGCACATCCGTTATTGAGGTGGATGAGTTTGGTCGAATCATTCAAGCTGCGGCACTTGACACCGTTTTATATAGCACTTTGCAAACATATGCAACATCTGGCCAAACAGCATTTACTTTTTCCAATGCACAGCCAGATCAAATTCTGGTGTTCCGCAACGGCTCATTCCTTGAGCCTGGCACGGATTTCACAAGAACATCAACTACAGTAACTTTATCAAGCGCATGTGTGCTTGGTGACGTTATTCAGATGTATTACATCAGGTTAATTGATGCGGCAACGGCAGCAGACAAAGTGCCATTCGTAGTCCAGCAACAAACGCTTTCATTCGGTCAAACCATAATTACAACTACAAATGTTGATGGTTCTGAAGTGCTTTTGTTAAATGGCGCTTTAGTTATGGATAGCGACTATGACTACATTGGTACAAATCAAGGTTATGAGTTAATTACACCATCCGTTGGTGGTAACTTAAACATTGTGGTGTTTGCCTTCAACAATGCAAACGCATTGATTTTTTCTGAAAACTACACACAAACTACATTTGCAAATACTAGCGTAGTGTTTCCAACTCAGTTTGCTCGCAATTCACATTTGATGTGGCTGAATGGTTCTTTGTTAAAGCCTGGCACAGACTACACAATGCCTGGATCATCTGCTTTGGTCTTTACATACACTTTGGTTGGGGCTTTGTCGTTTAGTGGCCAACCATCTCAATTCATTTCATTCAAAAGTTCTGGAGAAGCTTCAGCATCATCTTTGAGTGGCGCTGGTGTCTTAGGTATGGATATGCCAGCCTACGTCGAATACAAGCCAAGCATGAGAGAGTTGTTTGCTGAAATGCAAACAGAGCTTGACCGTCTAAAATCTGAAATAGCAATGCTGAAAGGCACACAATGACCCAAGCAATGAATTTGGCAAACTTTGCCAATAGCCTTGACTCATCGGGGCAAATGCCACCGACCAATTTGAATGCACCTGTTCCTGTTTCTAAAGGTGGAACAAATGCATCTACTGCCGCTACAGCCAGAACAAACCTTGGTTTAGAAATTGGCACTGATGTCCCAAGTCCAACGGGCACAGGGGCAAGTGGAACATGGAACATTAACGTTACTGGCAACGCTTCTGGTAATGCTGGAACTGCCTCATCTTTGGTTTCAACTAATTTCACCATTGTCCAATCTGGCACTAATTTATTGATTCAGTACAACGGAACAACTGTCGTGACAATAAGCTCAACAGGCGTTATAACTTCAATCTAACAAGGAGAAATTATGGCAACCTCAATGTCGCCAACGGCAATTACTTTTAACGATGGAACAACGCAATCATCCGCAGGTGCAACTGGTAATGTAGTGATGAACGTCTACGGAGGATCAAGCACATGGACAAAGCCAGCAACAGTCAAATCAATTAGAGTGACTGTTGTTGGTGGCGGTGGTGCAGGGGGTAATGCGCCCCCAGGCTTATATGGTGCTGGTGGCGGTGGTGGCGGTGGTGGCGGTGCAATTCGAACATACCCAGCGCCATCTATTCCTGGCCCACAGCCTTTTACGGTTGGTGGGGCAGGTGCTACATCATCTTTTGGAAGTACAGTAACAGTTATCTCAGCGACTGGTGGTTCTTCTGGCGGCACTCCTGGAACAGGCACACCCGTCGCAGGGCCTAACGGTGTGGATGGCGGGGCAAATGGTTCTGGTTCTGGCGGTTCAATAAATATAGGCGGTTCTGGTGGAGGCGCTGGAACTTCTATAAATTCAGGTTCTGGCGGCAATTCAATTATGGGTGGCGGCGGTAGGGGCCAAGCTGGAGGTACTACTAGAGTTGGAATATCTGGAAACGTCTATGGTGGTGGTGGTGGTGGGGCTATTGCTACAAATAGTGCGGGAAGCAGAACAGGCGGTGCTGGGGCGCAAGGCGTAGTTATTGTTGAGGAGTTTTATTGATGAAAGCACTTATTTCAACAACAGAGCCAAGACAAACTGGCTATCGAGTTGCAGAAGTTGTTGCTGATGGCGCAACTTTTCCTGTTGCCGAAACAATGTTTTGGACTGACTTTCCATCCAATCTTGATCCAGCACTTGTTCCTCAGGATCAATATTGGTATGACCCAACAGATCAAACAATCAAATTGATTCCCCAACCTGAACCCCCCGTGGAGGCTTAATGTGTAACCAACTGTCTCAGTTCACTATTGAAAAGTATGTACACCTCAAGGGTTTCCTTGACATTGAAAATTGCAAAGAATTGACTGTTGAACTGAAGCGGTTGGTTGAGCAACAAGCAACTATCAAAGATACTCAATGTCCAAAATCTGAGGCTGTTCATGGGGCAATGGCATTTGACAAGCTTCTTGTTGATCTGTTGCCTCACTTTGAAAAAGCTTCTGGCAAACGTCTTCACCCAACTTACAGCTACGCCCGTCTGTACAAGCCTGGAGAAAAGCTTGAGATCCATACAGACCGACCAGCTTGCGAGATAAGCGCAACCATTACTCTTGGCTTTGAAGGCAAAGTGTGGCCAATCTATATGGGTGACGAGGGTGGTGCAAACGCCAGCAAGATTGAAATGGCTGTTGGTGATGCTGTCTTGTACCGTGGCATGGAAAAGCATCACTGGCGCAAAAAGTTCAAGGGCGAATGGCAAGCACAGGTTTTCTTGCATTACGTTGATGCTGACGGTCCTCACAAAGAGTGGAAGTTCGACAAGCGCCAAGGTTTGAACTTGCCTCAAAAAGACATGCAACAGGCCGTCTATACCGACATCCTGACCGAGCAAGCTTGTGACTCACTGATCAAGCTGTACAGCCAAGATATTGTGGTCAAAGAACCGCCTGTGATTGGCACTGGCACTGGAGCAATTGACAAGTCCATTCGTAACGTAGAACGGGTTATGTTACCTACCTACAAGGATATTGGTGGACGACTGGCTGCCGCTGGCTTGGCGGCGAACCACCATCATTGGAAGTTTGACATCACCCATGCCAATCAAGCTGAATTCTTGATTTACCCTGCTGGCGGTCGTTACACGGCCCATGTAGATACTTTCTTGGCACACGGCGATGATTGTCGTAAACTCACAGTATTGGCCTTCCTGAATGATGATTTCAAGGGCGGCAAGTTCTACATCCAGAACGGGCATGAGAAGTACTATCCCCCGCAAAGCAAAGGCACGGTTCTGGTGTTCCCAAGTTTCCTCGTACATGGTGTAGAGGACGTTGAAGAAGGAACACGTTATTCAGTGGTCTGCTGGATGGTTGGCAAATTCTTCCGATAAGGGAAATCATGGGCGCTCCTACAGCACAAGTTCAGTCACCTCAGTCTTCCCAACCTGCTTCTAAGGGTGCTGGGCAGTCTGCGAGTAGTGAGCCTGGGTCAGGAAAAGGTAGTGGGCAGTTAACTGCCATGTCTGGCCAACCCAAGATGGGTCAGCCAAATACTAATGGCAATACAGCCTTGGCTCCTGTTAATGCTAACTTTGTGGCCCCATCAAATGGTGCAACAGATTCAAACCCATACCCCAACACCATTGGTGGAATTACTGGCTCTGGTGGCCAAGCTACTCAACCTTTGGCTAAAGGCGGTGGAAGCAATCAAGGTGGCGGCAAAGGATCTAGCACTGCCAAAAGTAAGCTTGTTGATTTTCCGCAATTGGCCGCTCCATTTGATCCAAATATGGGTGGCAATCAAGGTGATGCTTCAACGAGCATGTTGTACAACACATATCACCCCAATCAAGGCCCTCAAGGCCCTGGTTCAAACTATTAAGGAGATAAATCATGGGCGGCGGTAAATCATCTGGCAGTCAAAAAACCACAGTTCAGCCAATGGAAGAGCAAAAAGAATTGCTCAGAACCCAAACTGACTTTCTCAAAGGTACAGCACTTCCCGCTTATACAAGCACTGTTGAAGGCGCACGGGATGTGTATGGCCAAGTGGCTCCAACGGTTGGCGGTGCTGCTACCCGTGCAATGGACGTTGCTGGTCGCACAGGGGCCTTACAAGAGGCTCAAGGCGCATCAGCCTATGGAACTGGTTTGGCTGGCCTCAAGGCCCTGTTTGACCCTCAGTACAAAGAACAGCAGGTCCAAGCTTCGTTACAGGCTGGCCGTGAAGCTACCCGTGAGCAACTTGCCCAGCAGAATGCCATGTACGGTGGTGCTGGTGGCTTAGGTGGCGCTCGTCAAGCACTGGCTGACACCAACCTTCGCCAGCTTGGTGAACAACGTCAGGCTACTGCTGCCGCTGCCGCTTCTGCTGGTGTTGAAGCCAACCGTGCCGCTGCTGCTCAACAACTGACTGCCGCTGGCCAACAAGGCTTGACTGCCGCACAACAAGCTGCTGCCGCCCGTGTGGGCTTGGCTGGCGCACCCCAAGACATCTACAACAAGTATGCGTCTGTGGTTTACGGCATTCCTCAATCCAACACTACGCCTGTGTTTACTGGTACTCAAGGTACAACACAAAAAGGCCAATCCAAAGGCTTCGGCTTCTAAGGAGCAATCATGGCATCTTCATTTGACGGAGTGGGCCTTGGCTCGATGGGGTTTGAAAAACAGTTTATGACTGGGGATAACCCTTTGCGTGAAGCTTTAAAGGGTTTGAAAACAGGCATGATTGTCAGAGGCATTCAATCATCTGGCATTCCAGCCATGTTGAATCCTCAAGCATCTGGAGCGCCTGTTATTCCCCCTGCGCCTGTGGAACAAAACAATGCAAGTGCAATGGTTCCACCTCCGATGCAAAACACTTTGCCGCCTTTGAATGAATCGCCAAATTTGGGTGATGAGTTGAACAAGGAATGGGGATTGGAAAGCTCCACCACATTCACCAGCCCTAACACGTTTGCTGCTTCGCCATCTGCTACTGACACCAGCATGTTGGCAATGGCCTCGCAACCAGCACCTCCACCAGGCAATTTGAATTTGCCACAGTACGGCAAAAAAGATGGCGGTGGTGGTCTTGATATTGCGATGAAAATTCTTCCAATGCTTTTTGGGATACCAGCATAATGGCCGACACACTCACACCTTTAGCTCCTCCTCCGAACATGGCTTCGCAAGCCGTTCAGCCTGTAAATTTGCCTGGCCAACCATTTGTTCCCGCAACGCCAGAGCCTATTGTTGTGCAGAAGACTCTCACGCCAACTTCCGAAGATCGGTACAACCAAGCAGTTGCCGCCAAAGATCCAGTGGCATTGGTAAACCTTGCAAAAGATTCGCCTGACACTGCACCAGTTGCAATCGAAGCAGCCAAGACTATTACCAAGAATGTCGCTCAATTCAATGAGATGACAAAGGGCATCAAGGTTGGAACACCTGAAGGCAACATTGCGCTGGCCAACAAGTTCCAAGTTTTGAACGACCCCAAAGAAGCCAAGAAGTACGGCTACACAACCATTGCTGACAACCCACGCTGGGGCGATGCACTGATGTATTTTGCTGCTGGCGACAAAGCCACTGCAATGAAGCAGATCATGGGTGGCGCTATTTCTACCAAGATTGAGTACAGCACCAAAACTGGTGAAGCCATTGTCAAGAAGGTCAATGAACTTGGTGAGCCAGTTGCAATTTATGACTCAAAAGGCAATGCACTTCCCTTTGATGAATATTTAAGCAAATACGGCGGTAGTGTTTCTCAGTTTAGTGAGTCACTTGGCGGCATGAAAGCCAAGCAGCAGCTTGAATCAAACATCAAAGAAGACCAAAAGGCTTTTGAGCGCAATAGTGCTTGGGAGCAACGATTGGCTGCCGACCAACCTGCATATGTTGCCAAGCGCCAAGCATGGGAAGCTTTGTTTGATTCTGGCCTGACCAAAGAAGAACGTGCTGAAATTGCCAGCGCAAGCGGCGCAACTCTTAGTTTTGCAAGAAGTTTGCAAGATGGCTTGAATGCGTTTGATCAGTTCAGCAAAGGCAATGCAACAGACTTAAGCGCACAAAGGCGTGAAGCTCTTGGCGCTGCACTCAGAAGTGCTGGCGAACAAGCCAACATTCCTGGCTTGACATTAAATGCGGACAACACCGTAACTGATGCAAACAATAAAAAGTACAACGCCAACGCTTTAGAAAGCGTTATGAAGAATTTCAACATTGGCAAACAACTTGACATTGCGTATCAGCAAACACAAGCCAATCTTGCTGAATCAAAGATTGTCAAAAAATTAACCAACGATCAATTCAAGCTTTTGCAAAGTGCCTTGAGCATTGACCAACAGATTGAACGTGATAACGCTGAGTTGACAAAGAATGTTGGTACACCAAGTTTCTTGCGTATGCCATCTGCCGCCAACATCACTGATCAAGCTGCTCGACCAATCGTCCAAGCTTTGCAAGGAGAGTTCAATGCTGCCGCCATTAAAGAATTTCAAATGTGGCGCAAAAATGAAGTTGCACGTAACGAAAAAATTGATTCATCTTATGTTCCACGACCCAATGAGTTGGAGGCTGCGTTTACACGCACAGAGGCATACAAAAAACTTCAGCGTGATTTCCGAGATGAATCTGTTCGTGTTTTGAGTCGCCCATACAAAGAAGGCGCACCTGCTGGTGGTGGCCCTGGCTTTGGCACTATTGGCGAAGAACAATTCAAGAGCATGGACAAGGGTGTTCCAGCACCCGCAAGCCCTGTTGGTCGAGGCATGAAAGACATTAATGCTGCCCAACAAGCTGAAAAAAGACAAAAAGCTCTTGATAGAGCGGCAAAGAACAATCCCCTTAAGTGAGGCATAAATGGCAGACAAATACAGCCGAGCAAAGTACATAGATGATCTGGTGTCATCTGGCGAGTTCTCTTACGAGGAAGCCAAAAAGTTTGCTGACGAATACGAGCGTGGCGCACCTACAAAAGTAGAGAAGCCTGAGTCTGCCGCCATCTCCGAGCCATCCCCAGCCGATGTGCAAGCTGGTTTGCAAGAGATGAAAACAGAGCGTGAGAAGCAAGAAGACATGACGTTTGGCGAGAAGGCTGCAATTGGTGCTGGCGGCGTTGCGGCTGGCGGTGCTGCCACTTACTTGCTCACCAAAAAACCTGGGATCAAAGACCGCATGATTGGTGACACAGCTCGCATTGAGCCAAAGATGGATGTCAACCAGCAAGGTCCTAAAGAGCCAACCTTTGCTCCTGAAAAGCCAACCCCACTGACCAAAGCTGCCAGCCTTGCTGAACAGTTCCAAGCTGAATACGGCATCCCATTGTCGGAAGTTGAGCAACACTACCAAGTGCCAATCAAAGACATGCAAGAGGCACGTTTGCTGGGCGGCGCATACAAGGCCAACATTGCCCCAGCCACACCTGCGGGTGTGATCCCATCGACAACCAACATGACCACTGCTGCGCCTATTGGTGTAGCCCCTCCAATGGCTATGCCAGAGCCAACCATCAGTGCTGCACCTGCACCTGCCGCACCTGCCGCACCTGTAATTGAAGTTCCTGTTGTTGCCGCTACTGAAGCTGCTGTGCCGCCTTCTATGGTTTCAACTGAAAAGCCAGCCAAGAAAACTGGCCGACCAGCCGCTGCCACATTGGAGCCAACAACTTTCCGTGCCGACCTTGGCCCTGGGGACAACTGGCTGTACAACACTGCTGGCCCTGACCGCAGACGAGCAATTCTTGCTGAGTTCAATGAAGGCAAGCCAGTCAAAGACTACAAGACAGCACAAGAGATCTACAAAAAATACCAAGACAAATATCCCAAGGATATGTTTGGCCCTGTCATGCCAATTGAAGAAGCCAAGAGCCGTGGCATTAAGCCGCCAGAGCCTTATGGCAAGCTTGGCAAAGTGGCCAAGGTAGGTGGCGTTGCTGGCCTTGCATTGACTGCGGCTGAAATGGCCAATGCCGCCCAAAAAGCAAAACAAGGCAATCAAGCGCCTTTGCGTGAAACCATCTTCAACCTGCTTGGTATGGTTCCAGGCTTGGGTACTGCTTTTAGTGCTGGCACTTTTAGCGGTGGGCTGAACGAAAACGAAGGCGCTGAACTGGCTCGCCGCCGTTCTATGCCGCCAGAAATCACAGTGAGGTAATCATGGGCGAGATTGATCCTATCGCCTATGGCGTACTGACTGCCAAGGTGGACAACCTTGAAAAGAAGATCGACAAGATGGAAAAGTCGATTGAAGAGCTTATTGCCTTGGTCAACAAAGGCAAGGGCGGGGTATGGATGGGCATGGCCATAGTGTCTGGCATCAGTTCAGTCATTGGCTTCATCTCACACAGCTTGTTTAACAGGGGTTAAAAATTGACCCGATCAGCCTGTGCCTGTTGGCCGCAGGGCTGGTTAAAAACATCCAAGAGGGATGTCAGCTTTACCGTGATGCCAAAACCCAGTTTATCGAAATCAAGAAGACTGGTGAAGAGGTCATGGCTATCGGCAAAGAGGTCCACGGCTTCATTGGCAAGCTGGTCCAGTTCTTTGCTGGAAAACCCAAAGCCGAAACGCCCAAGCCTGTGGCGAAAAAGAAGGAAAAATATGTCGCTGTCGATGAGGACCAGGTTCTCAACGATGTTGTTGACAACCTTATCAAGTTCTTCCACATCCAAGAGCAACTTGCCCAGCACATAAGGGAGGAAGAAGAGAAGTCCCGCACCGTCTACGACCCCACACAAAACCACTTTGAAGCCGCCATCAAGCGTGTGAGGGCGCAAGACCAAATGGAACAATTGGTAGTGACAATAAGAGAGGCGATGACCTGGAACGCCCCGAAGGAGCTTGGGGCCCTGTACAGCAAGGTCATGGACATGCGTGAGATTGTTGGAGCCGAACAAGAGGCGGCAAGGCTGGCGCAAGAATCTAGGGAAAAGCGAAGACGATGGCAACGACAGCAAAGGGAGGCGCAAACAAGATTAAAGGTGGGGGTAAGCGTCCTAACCCTGATCCTTATCGGATACCTGTGGCTCCTGTTCCTGTTCTTCCAGAGGAAGGGGACGATGTGATGGGTGTTATCGGGTGGATCATGGCCGTGTTGCTGGTGGCGCTCATGTTGCCCTTGGGGGCCATGCTGTACCTCGATGTCTTGCAAACGCAAAAAGATGCAGAGAGAATCTTAAAAAAAATAGAACGTATTGAAAGAGAGATAGAAAGGAAAGAGCGTGACAAAAAACCTGATTCTTCTAATCGCCCTGTGTTTGACAGGGTGCGACGACCGTTTTCGTTACAAGTGCCAAAACCCCCAGAATTGGGAAGCCACTGAATGCAAGCCGCCCATTTGCACGGCGACTGGCACATGCCCTGAGATGCTTGTTAAACCCGAACAGGAGAAAAAGTAATGGCCACCCGCATGACCCCTGATGAGATTGAAGCCCGTGTCTGGGCTTTTGTCATTGTTTCTTTGGTGCTGATCCTTCTTGGATCGATGGCCATGTTTTTGTACTCAGTCAGCTTTGTCACCCAGCCCATGTCATCTATGGCCCCGATCGACAAGGTATACACCCAGCAGATCTCCACCATTATGGTGTTTGTTTCTGGCGTACTGGGGGGTGTTGCTGGCCGCTCTGGCGTGAAGGCTGTGGCCAAGGCTGTCGCATCCGCAGATGCGTCAGACAACGATCCACCGCCTCAAACGTGGACGGGTAGACCACCAGCCCCAAACTGGGTTAAGAATCAACCTAGCCCCCCTTCAGCGCCTCCCAAGCCTATGACCAAGCCTTTGGCCAATGATGATGACGAGCCGTCCTTCAAAGGGGCAAAAGAATGAGTTTGCTTAACCCTGCTGTTTGGCTGGGCTTTTTGCTGGCAATGGCCGCTGCTTTTGGGACTGGCTACTACAAGGGTGTCAAGAACGAGCAAAACGAGCAACAACTGGTTATTGCCAAACTGAACACTGAGGCCCGACAAAAAGAACAAGCCTTGGTCACCGCCGTCACCACCCAAGCAACCCAACTCGTAAAGGCCAACAATGAAGCCAAAGTTTTATTACAAAACCGTAATCGTGCTATCGACAATGGCAGTCTCAAGCTGCGGCTTCCAAAAGCCACCGTCTGCCCCGTATCAACCACCGACGATACCCCCGCTCCCGCCCGAGATAGCGTTCAAACAGGAGCCGAACTTGACCCAGCGACTGCTCGATCTCTTGTCGCCATCACCGACCAAGGAGATGCCAACACAAGGCAACTCAACGCCTGTATCGATGCCTACAACACCGTCTACCAAACCCTGAAAGGAAAACCATGAACGCCGAACAACTGGCCCAAGCCCTGGGCATGCCTCCCTCCAAAGCCGATGACTGGATCGATGCGATAAACACTACCTTTGAGACATTCGGCATTGAAACCCCTGAACAACAGGCTTCTTTCCTTGGCCAGTGTGCCCATGAGAGTGCTGGCTTCACCGCTCTAGTTGAAAACTTGAATTACAAGGCTGAGAGCCTGTGCAAGGTGTGGCCAAAGCGTTTCCCAAGCTTGGAGGATGCCCAACCCTACCACCGCAACCCTGAGGCCATTGCCAACAAGGTTTACTCCAGCCGCATGGGCAACGGTGACGAAGAGTCTGGAGATGGGTTTAATTTTCGGGGTAGGGGGCTCATTCAGTTGACTGGCCGAGACAACTACCGTGCTTGCGGTGAGGCCCTGGGCGTTGATCTGGAAGCCGAGCCCGATCTGGTCAGCACCCCCATGTACGCAGCCCTGTCTGCTGGCTGGTTCTGGCACAGGAACAAGCTGAACAACATTGCCTCAGACATTGTGGCTGTGACCAAGAAGATCAACGGTGGCACACATGGTTTGGATGACCGTGTTGCCCGTACTCAAAGGGCACTTGAGGTGTTTGCCTGACAGCGGTGGTGATCACGCTGTAGAGTGGTCAGGAGGACTGCCAGACAGGCTTTGCACCTGTAGGCAGTACCTTCGGCCACCCTTACCTCCCCACGGGCCCTGTGTCGGCCATAGAACGTCCTGACGACCTCAAAAGTCGTCGTATGAGTTGATGTGTTCTTTGATGTGCTTGCGGATAAGTCGTTCGATGGCATATTCTTCATCACCAGTCAGATCGTCGTGGTGGTCTTTGCCGTTTTCATCCAAGGCTTCCCACTCAAATTCATAGTCTACGCCCACGCTGGGATCGTAGTCGGTGATGTCGTACCAAATATCAAGATCAAGCTCAAGCTCATCAGAGTAAAAAACCTCGCAGAATGTGCTGTAAACGCTCATGATCAATCCTTAAAAAATTCAATACCAGCGGCAATCAAGCCAACAATGCAAATCAGCATGACCAATGCTCCAGCAAGGAGCAAGGTCAGCAATACGATGTTCAGCAAGCTTTCCATTCCCGCTCCAATCTGTCTGCTTTGGATTTGACGTTTTTGCCTGTCAGGGTGACCAGTCCCATCTTCTGAAGCTCTGGCAGTCTACGGGCCACCGCATTTGGGTCTAGGCCAGTCTTTTGGGCGATCCCATCCTTACCCATAGGCCCATGCTCAATAAGGGCTAGATGGACGATTTGGAAGTGTTTAACGGGGGTTTTTGTCTCATTTGCGGCAAGATGGCTCGTTAGAGGGTCTGAATTTCTTGCTCTATTGAAGATCGGCAAGTTGAAAAACTTACCCACCTCGCCGCCAAAAAATGTTTTATCAAAATCGCTCATGATGTTCTCCTGAAAAGTCTCTTGAAAAGGTAGAGGTACTCGCTACGTCTGTGAACTGGTGAACTAGTACGGCGCACACAGCATCCGCTTTCCCTCTGATGGTTATTCTACCAAGGTTAATTGCTCTGAGTCAACGGCGCTTTCAACGCTGATGCCTTTTTGCAACGCTTCGACCAGATCGTTTTGTGTTGCCACTTTGACGGTGATCAATGCTTTGGCCACATGGTTCATGGCTTGGGCACGGTGGCCAGCCCGAACAAGGCGGGTTTCTTGGCCGTGGCCAACAATGTAAATGCGTGAGTTGTCCATTTTTTCTTTCAAAAAGTTGATTGATTTCTTTGTGCCTTTGTTTGTGGCATGGCGTACAAAGCCACATCACATCCAATGGTTTGTCGTAGTCTTCATGATGCGCCACGCTTTTTGGCGATTCGCATCTAATGCAAGGCTGTCGAATAAGGATTCCTTTTTTAACGGCCCTAGACACAGCGTTATGCGCTTTGATCCTTCTCGCATCTTCTGCTCTCCATAGGCGGTTAATTTCAACTCCAGCGGAAATTCGTTCTGGCCTTTTTCCTCGCTCTCTGTCATAAGCTCGAACTTTTTCCAAATTGTCTGATCGATGTTTGCTGGAATCATCTTTCGCACATGCCTTGCATTTGTTTAGATGCCCGTCAGCCATCATGGAGTGCTTATAGAACTCTTCCAATGGCTTGACGGTTTTGCACTTAAAACACTCTTTCTCAAAACGGATCATGCTGTACTCCTGTGCTGATGGCAGTACAACCATTATAGACCCGTTTTAATTAAAAGGGACATCATCTGAGAAGTCATCAAAGCCAGTCTTGCCACCTTTGCGGGTTGGCTCCGAACTTTGACGCTCGGCTGGAACTTTGGGTTTGATGGACAGGGACAAAAACTTGCCGTCAGGGCCTTCTTTGATCCAGCCATTCAGCCAGTATCCAGTGCCTTCCACGTTAACCTGACCGTTGTAGTCAGCATGGGTGTCACTCTCTTTTTTCTTATTCCGAGCCAAAGTGCCTCGGTTGGTGTTGTCGAACTTTCTTTGTTCCATGTTTCTCTCTTAAAGTGTTTTCGCTTTTTTAATTGCGCTTCTTGTGGCTGAGTCCATTTGATTGGACAGCCACACCTCTTGGTCTGCTTCAAGTGCATTGCTCTTGATCAAGTCATAGGCTTCCCTTGCCTTGCCATTTGCAACCAACTCTACGCAGCTTTCTGCCAACTCCTTCAAGAATTCCTTGATGTCGTTTGGCAGGTCGTCACCAATACCACCTTTGGGGGTGATGATCGGTGCATCTCCTTTGCGGCCTGTGGTGGCATCCAAGGCATCGTGTTCAACGATCTCCATTGCAGTGACCCACAGGTAGCGGCGCTGATATGTTTCAACAGCACCAATGTTCTGGACTTCATGGCAGCCCTTCAAGGCGGCTGAACCAAATGGGCTGGTGATTGTGATCATTCCACCGTTTTCAACGTCCACAATTTCCAGCGTGGCCACATCTTTGGTGAACGACACAATGCCAATCAGGCCAAGATCATCAAAGATCTCCATTGTCGGTTGCAAGAAGTCACCCAACTCAAAATAGTTGTAGCCAGCAAACTTGTTGTGGCCTGACTTCTTGAGGGTTTTACTGCGAAGCTTGCCCCGTGCTACTGCCAGCTTGCGGTATACCTCCATGTTTGCTTTGCTTACATCATTCATTTCAATTCCTTTTATATTTAATGTGTTGCTTTAATTTTTTCGTCTAACTCAGCAAATCTTTTGCATTCCTCATAACTCCAGTAATTCATTTGATGCTCATCCCCATGTTCTGCACAAATTGTTTTTCTTTTTAGTTCTTGAAGCACTTTATTCGCAAATATAAGTTCTGCTGAAGATACCTTTTCCAAGATAGTTAATGCGTGTTCAATATCTGCTTTTTCTTTTTGGCTTAAATTTAATTTTTGTACAGATTGCTTAACTGCATCTTTATTCATTGTGTTTTGCTCCATGTTTCATACTCTGCTAATTCTGTCTGCAAGATTTCATCTTGTGCTGCTTGATCCAAGTCTCTGAATGTGCCAAAGTGGTTTTCTTGGCAGCAGCTTGTGTTTTCGTATTTGGGCTCCAAACAGTAATAGCAGTACTCTTGATCGGATCTTTTGTGCTGTGTCAGCAACTCTTGTTTGTACTCGTTCATTCTCATGATGTTTCTCTCAGGTGAACCATATGTAAAAGCCGTGAAGGATTCCTATTGGAAAGAAAATTGCGCCAGCAAGGAGAAAGCCCCAAGCAGCGTTTCCAAAGCAATAGAAGATGTGGGTTAGCCACGCAAAGAAGCAACCCCAGCCAATCAGATAACCCATTTGAATACCTCCAGTACAGGAAAGAATCCAATGATCAGCCCAAGGATAATTGCCACCAAAAACTCTGTGCCCGACTGGGCTCTCTTTTCCATGCTATTCATTTCAATTCCTTTCAAAGCAAGCTCTCAAAATATTCCAATGTTTTCATCCGCACAATGTCGGTAATATTCTGCCCATCAGGGGTCAGCACACCGTCCAACTCAAATTCGCCATCAGTATTGCGGCTGTACTGAAGCATCAGGTGGATGCCTTCGTGCATGATCTCTCTGGTGTACTGGCCAGTCTTAATGTTGAAGTTTGTTTTATCCTGAGACATACGCCATACCAAAAATGAATCCAAGAAAGAAAATCACAACAAAGGAAACAATGTTGTCGAGGTTCTTTTCTTCGGATGTTTTGTTGCCAAACGGGTTGGGGTCCATGTCGTGTGGGAAAGCTTCTCTAAGCGTTCTAGGAAAGCACCGTGTGCCATTAACATCGTAGTAAAGATCCTTCATCTGCTTTCCTTGAAAGGATCGCCCCACGATGACATCACGCCTGTTTGCGTGTTCAGCAGTTGGTCGCCGAATTGTTCGACTACTTGTCCGTTGTTTCCTACCCATGAGTTCCCCATTTTCGTGAAAGTGTTGCCACTGTCCGACACCTTCATGGATTCGGTTTCGTAGTATGTGTGGCCTGAAAAAATGTTGATTTTGAACATCAGAAGCTCCATCCAAATTTTTTGATCCAATATTCCACAGGTGTTGTGGAAACGACAGATTCCCGCATCGCAGACACGCTCAGTTCATTGATGTAGGTGGATGGGTCTTTGCCATAAAAGAACTCTTTCATGTCATCCATCATAAGAGCCACAGCATCGTCCAAGTACAAGGCTGTCGCCCTGCTGATGACCATCGATGTGTCGTCCTCTGGTTGATAAATCAACTTCGTTTCATACGTCATTACTCTCTCCTTTGTGTTACGCCAAAAATGACAATTGAAGTGTCGGAGATACCAAAGTTATTGTCAAACAGTTGTATGAAATAGACACACGTTTTACTCAGGTAATATGGGCTATGCTACATTAAACCCATCGACAACAAAGGAGTGAATCATGACCGTAGAAGAGCTTGAAAAGAAAACCACGCTCTACAAAGTGGGCCAGTTGCTGGGTTTAACCTATCCAGCGGTCTATAAGTGGCGCAAAACTAACAAGATCCCCAAGCTGCGTCTTTTTGAATTGAAAGAAAAGAAGCCTGAGTGGTTTGTTGAGCAGCCCGAAAAAGTTTGATATGATCTGCCCCGTTGTCGTCGCACACAACAGCTTGAAGCCGTTTACACATGCGTTCTGGCCTCTGGGGATTCTCAGGGGGTGCGACCCGAATGCAGTTGTAAACGGCTTTTTTGTTGGCGAAGGCATCCCTCAGGGCGGGATAGCAAATGGTCTGCATGGACTGAACCCAAGAAACACCGCACACAGTACACCCCTGTGCAAAATGCGACCAGCGTTGGTTTGGCGACTGGTAATGACACAAGTACACGGTGGTAACAAGGCTTGTGGATAAAGTGAACAAACTCGTCATACGCACTTGGGGCTTGTTGATTAATCATCTAGTCTGGAGCGGGTCGGATACCCCTGTATCCACCCTTGGGAGAACTATTGTCAAGAGTAAAGTAAAGGAGATGCAATGAACAAAGCAAAGGTAATCAGGGAACTGAGAATAAAAAACCCATCATGGACAACCAACAACATTGCTGATGAAGTTGGAGTTGATAGAGGATATGTCTCTCACATCTTGTGGAGATCGAGAGAGCCAAACAAAACGAAAGATGATTACATCAAGGATTTTGAAGAGCAGTTATCCATAAACGAGTCTTTGAGAAAAGAAATAGAAAAGCTTGAAAATGAAATTAGAACGCTGAAGATTGTCAATAAATTTTTAAGAGAAAACTAAGGAGAGAGTATGTTTGAGAGTGGCTTTGAGAAGTTCTGGAATGCCTGGCCTTCATCACCTCGCAAGGGTGCAAGGATCAGTTGCAAACAAAAATGGGTGGCCAAAGAGTTTGAATCTCAAACCGCCCAGATCGTCAAGCACGTTAATTGGATGAAGACCACCGACATGTGGTTGAAGCAAAACGGCGCTTTCATCCCTGCCCCACTTGTCTACCTTAACCAACAGCGTTGGGACGGTGCTGAAATACCTGAGGTGAAAGAAGTGGTCAATGTCTTAAAGGTGATGGATGAAGAAAATAAAAAGGCCATCCCTATGCCAGCAGACATCAAAGCAAAGCTGGACGCATTAAGGGGACGGTCATGACACCGTTGATTAAAGAAATGGTCAAGATGGTGTCTGTTGCCAACCTTGACCCAACGCAGATGCAATGGTTTGATGTGACGGGCGCAATCAAGGAATACATTGGATATGACCAACGCAAATACTTGCTTCACCCTGCGCCATACAAAAACATGATGTTGTGCGGCAAGACAGAGCAAGGCGATTTCATGCTGTCGGTTTTGGCAGAGCCAACAGCAACCATTGTGACTGGATGGATTCTTAAGCCAACAGGGTATAAATCCCTTGGGTCTTTTTTGTTTGCTGAACACAACGGCGAACCAAAGACGGGAGAAATTGACAGGCCAATTGACCCGCAAGACCAAGCAATGATGTGTGCAATTGTGACTATGTTTTACGCATCGCTGGATATGAAAGTGCAAGCGTATGTGCCAACAGCAAAAGACACATTTACAAACCGCCGAAAAATCAAAGAAGGCAAGTTGCCGACATACGACTGGCACACGATTGAGATTCAACCGCCAAAGCAAAAGAACGAATATAAAGGAGGCACACACGCCACACCACGCAGACATCAAGTCAGAGGATATTGGCGCACATACAAGTCAGGCAAACGTGGTTGGGTCAAAGAATGTTGGAAAGGTGATGCAACCAAAGGAACTGTATTTAAAGACTATATTGTAGGAGAACAAGCATGACACAAGAAGTTCTAAAGCTGTCACAGGAGGCGTTGGCTGGATTGAAAGATGTTGAGAAGCAAGTTCGTGAATTAATTGCCGAAAACAAAGCACTCAAAGAAGCCTTGCGAGAACACGCCATGCGTGAAGTGCAGAGGCTTGGGCAAGAGATTGAGCAAGAGCCTGTGATGATTCTTCCAGACGGAAGTGCGTTTGGCGTAATGTCTTTTCCGCTACCTGATGACCATTGGCTTTATGCGCCAAATGAATACAAAGATGGTGAGTACGAGCCAATTGATCTTCCAAAGCCTATTTTGACTCACGCATTAAGAGATGCGGTTGTAGCGGCTGTTCGTTATGCGGTGCGAGGAGCAACAATGAGGGGTCAGGAAACAGACTTTGACCCTGATGCTCTTGTGCAAAATGCAGTCTACGCATTGTGCGGGCCTTACGTTACCCCACCACAGCGCACATGGGTAGGGCTGACTGATGAGGAAATTGCACAGGGCTGTAAAGAGTCTTGGGTAACTGAACAGGCATGGCAGTCAGCAGTGTGGTGGGCAGAAGCCAAGCTCAAGGATAAGAATACATGAATCCACCAAGTCATCGAGGCAAAAAGCTCATAAAGATCAATGCCATCTCACAAGCTCAATTGATCAAGTTATTGTTGGACGGTGTTTACACTTGCCATGAACTTGCAGAGCAAAGTGGTTTGCACTACGTCACTGTACTTCAGTACACCAGAGAATTGCATTCTGCTGGCGCTGTCCATATATGCGCTTGGGAGAAGGACGGTCGAGGCAGAGATGCAATCAAGATCTACAAGATTGGTGAAGGCACTGATGCAAGAAGAAAGAAAATGACAGCAGCCGAAAGAAAAGTAAAAAGCCGCACAAAGAAATTTAACATTGAGATGATGCATAGGATTGCAGCATGACCAAAGACGAAGCAAACAAACTACTTGATGAACACAAACTTGGAGTCCGATCCCACTCAGTCACCGCAGTCACCCAAGCCCTATGGGCCACTGGCGACCTCGGAACAACAATACACAAGGATGTTGAGCCACCTCGTGCTGTTGTGTTCTCAGAAGGGTTTCAAGCAGTACGGGTGGGAAAGAGCGAAAGACTTGGAGAAAAACCAGTCCGAGTTATTCGGTGGACTAACCATTGACCTTGCAAAGCAAATGAAAGAAAAGAATGCCCAGACCAAAGAGTGAATTGACAAAGAGCGGTAGAGCCATTGGGGTAAGACTGACCGAATGGGAATATCAAGAGTGGGTGAAGCTTGGAGCCTACAAATGGCTTCGCAAGCAGCTTATGGACAGCAAAAAGAAAAGCGAGAAGACATGGTCTACATCGGAATAGATCCAGGCTTTAGCGGAGCTTGGGGCATGATTGACCACAACAACAAGTACATTGGTTGTGGCGACATGCACCACACTGACAAACACATTTTGACCAACCAAATCTGGGAAGAGATCGTTGATGTCAGGCGAGGTGATGACACCGAGGTGGTGGTCGAATCTGTTCACAGCTTCAGTGGCCAAGGCGTAGCATCCACGTTCAAGTTTGGGACAGCGTTTGGTGGGGCTATAGCCCTTGCAGAGCGCCTCAGATGCCCTTGGCACTTAGTCACGCCCCAAGCTTGGAAAAAGGCCCTCAAACTCGATTCTGACAAAACCAAGAGCCTTGTCATGGCCAGAGAACTTTGGCCAGATGCCCCGCTCAAGCGCCAGAAAGACAATGGACGAGCAGAAGCTTTGCTGATGGCTTACTGGTTGAGGAATGAGAATGGCCACAATTGAGAACCCCTTCCAATACCCTGAAGGCACACCAGATTGGCTGGTTGACAAGAAGCGCCAAAAGCGCCGAGAGAAGAGAGCGGCCAAGCTTGGGCGTGAGGTTGGTGACTGGGGTGGCAAGCGGCCAGGCGCTGGAAGGCCAAAGGAAAAATCGGAAGAGTCCTTCAAACTGAACTTGAACAACATCCAAAAAATGAATTTAAGGGAGATGGGAAATGGAAATCTTGAAGCAGGAATCCAGCGACTTATCGACAAATATGTTTAAGCGCATAGAAGCAGCAGAGGAGGCTGTTGAAGCTTTGAAAGTGAGAGTCAAGTCACTGAATCCGTACCGTGACCAAGTGATAGATGAGATTGCTGATCACATCCAAAAGATGGAAGTGTTTGGCAGAGATACCGTGGACAGTTTTGCAATTTACATAAGGAGCATGAAATGACGAACTACGCAGAATACGAAACACAACGCAAGATCTTGATTGAATATTTGCATGTGATGATTGCTAGATGTGACTGGCATGGGGTTGCAGATGTGGCAATGGATTTGCGTGAACTTGAAGCAGAACAACACAAAGAAAAAACAAATGGATAAAGTGAAGTCAGCGTTTGAATCACTGAATGAGCCAAGCATTTGGATGAGAGACAAGAAGGCCAAGCGCCAGCATGTGGCCATCAAAGCCGCAGCCACTGAATTGAAAAACAGGGGCTTGAGGTCAAGAGACAACTTCACTGAATACTGCAAAGCAAAGGCAAGCAATGGAAGCAATTGACCCCAACAAAGCCATCAAATACATCCAAGACAACGCCCAGCAATATGCTGATGCCAAAGCGGCCAGGATCTACATCGAGCAATTCCTGAAGACAGTAAAAGCTCAACTGATGAGCGAGTCAGGAGAAAAGACGTTGGGCGCACAAGAAACATACGCATACGCCCACGGTAAATACATGGACCAACTGATGGGCCTGAAGGCAGCAGTGGCCCAAGAAGAACATCTGAAGTACATGTTGGAAGCCGCCAAGCTTCGTATTGAAGTCTGGAAGACTGAGCAATACAACATGCGGACAGAAATGAGGATGTGATGTACAGGGATGACAACCTCCTCAAGTTGGCCAAAGGGGAGAAATGTCTTCTCCAGATTTCTGATGACTGCATGGGGGATGAGGGATCGACCACGGTGGCAGCCCATTCCAACTTCATGATGCATGGCAAGGCGAAGGGTTTGAAGGCTGAGGATTGCTACTCAGTCTGGGCTTGCCACAACTGCCATTCAATTTTTGATCAGGGGGGGGTCTTCACACGTGAAGAGAAGGCTGACCTGTTTTCGACTGCTTTATTGCGGCAGGTCGAGGAATGGAGGAAAATAGCCACCACCCCCACCCTCAAGCCTTGGAAGGTGGAAACGGCCAGAAACGTTCTGGACTACCTGATCAACCAATACCGAGAGGACACCAATCATGGGTGAATTCATTCTGACCTTGCTACACGCTGTGACCAACACCCACATTCTGCATTTCCGAGCCAGCACCAATGCCGAACATTTGCAGCTTGGGGAGTTTTACCCAGCCCTGAGTGACCTTGTAGACACCCTGACAGAGGCCATGCAGGGCAGAACTGACACCAAGATCGACTACCCTGTCCAGTACTACCCGCCAGCCGCCACGGGCCTTGAAGAACTGATGATGCTCAGGGACTATGTGGACGAAGAGCGGGAAAACCCTGACATCCCACAAAACAGCGAAATCCAGAACATCATTGATGAAATCAGTTCTCTGATCGACACCACTATCAACAAGCTGAAGAACTACAAGTAGTAGAATTTTCAAAGCAGTTGTCCCCTAGACTTTGGGCCTCACGTAAAAATGAGGCCCATTTTTTTACATGAGGGGGGGGTCATTTGCTTTCATTGACCATCAGGGCCACAAAGTTGATGGCATCGATCTCACGGGCAAAGTCGGCCACCCACACTGCCAGCCTTGCACCTGATTCATCGGGCTGCACTGGGCGCTCGTACACGCTCCACTGGTCAGCTTCGCTTGACTCGCACATTTCGAAGCCATCTTCGGTGTGCATGGTGGGGTTGATTTCATAGTCAAAGTCGTTCATTTGCAATCCTTTAAAAGTTCAATTTACTCTACAGAAAAACAGCCAAATCGGCCACGGAAAAAACAAGGTCCAAATTTTTTGGGTAGGGGGGGGTCGCACATGCGTATAGAATAGACCCAGAAATGCATACTTTGTAATACTGTATATTATATTTTGGTATAATATAATTATGTACAATATACTCAAGTATAACATAATAATATGATATATACCTAGGTATAATGTTCGGCGGACATAATGTCATTAGTAGGGAATTTTCACCAATTGGGCCGGGTTGTCGCCGGGCACAATGTCGCCGGGTATCAATAAGGGGCCGCAAAGGGCCTATAACGGGCCTAGAATGCGCTAATTGTCGCCGGGTATAGTATGCCCTAGGGTGACGGTCAAAAGCCCTTAAAAGCCCGATTATGCTAACCCGGACAATTGAAGCTTCAACCCCGGCCCTTAGAACCGGCACAATGGCCCGTTGACGGGTTCGAATCGGCCCGGACATGCTTTGCATCGCGTCAATCATTGCGGCCCCTTAAAAGCTTGATTTTGGAAAGTTAGCGCTCACTTCGCGAACATTTTCAAAAAAACCGGGAACAAACCCGGTTGTTTTGAGAATGGCCCCGTTAGAACCCGTCAAATAGAACCCAAAAATGGCCGGGTAGAACAACCCGAACAATGCGCGGCCCGGTCAACGGGTGACAATAAACAAGCCCATTGGTGACGTTATCAACGACAAAAAGGGCCCCGTTATCGTCAACGGTTAGAACCCCGATATTGTTAACTTCAATCATTTTCAACCCCTTAAAACAATTCATTGGCACGGTTTGAACCGTGAATTAGGTTTGACGACAGAACCCGCGAACAATCCCCGTTATCCCATTGGACAGAGACAATGAACAACCCGGGCCGCAATTGTTCAACCCCTTCAACAAACCCGGTCAAAAATGGCACGGGCCCGGTGAATTGGCCGGTTGACCTTAAAAATTCACGGGAAAACATGACGCTATCGTCAATTTTGAAAAGCTTCATTGTTCAACCTTTGCAAAAAATACTTTTTGGGCCTTTGCTTTTGACGTGCCATGCGCCGGGAAGCCAATAATTGTTTCCCTTTGACGTTGGCATAGTTGGCATGTCGCGCATGAAATGTCGTCGCGATAAGTGGCCGGGCATGTAACGACAACCCGGCCCGTTGGTGTTGTTGTTGTCCTGGGTGCGTCAATTGGTAGAACGGTGACAACCGGGCCAATTTCAAGCGCGGCCAATTGGTCCGCATGTTCTAGGTTGTTGGCCGATAAATTGACCGTAAAACCCCATTCATTGGCCGCTTTGATCCATTGGTAGTTGTCCGGGTTGTTGGTTTTGTGGGTGTATGTAAACCCGCGCTTTCCAATATTGGCATGCACCAATTCACCCAGCATAGCGGCATCTATGTTTTCATTGTGGCCGGGTAAGTCACCCGCGACATTGTGCCGCCACAATTGGCCAACGGGCAAAGCTTCAACCGTGCCGCAAAAATCAACCCATGACATGCCCCGTTCACCGGCTGACGTTTTCGCCCAATGAATAGCCAACGGGCCTGATTCGGCGTAACAACCCGAACCCATGAACGGGCACGATGTTGGGCATGTATTGGCCGAAGTTACCGAAGTTGGAATTGGCCCGGTTTTTACGTTAGCGCTTTTCATTGTGAAGGCCACAGATAAAGCTTGATTAATACGGTTCAACATGTTCAACCCTTCAAATTGTTACAAATAGCGTTATAAATTGCTTTGCGCGACATGTTGTAGTCATAGTCACGTTCACCGTGCCGAAAATTGGACCATTGGTTGATTGATTGATTAGCCAATATGTCGTTAATCAGCTTTTCGCAATAATGGCCCCATTGGTCCCAATAATGGGCTTTGAACCCGCTAATGTCATAGTGCGCGATAAACCCCGGACAACCCGAAATGAACCGATATGCCGGGCCGTTAAGCTTTGAAATGTTGCGGCATGCGGCCACAATGTTGTTGGCAATGCGGGTTTGTTGTATTGGTGTGAACGGTTTCATGTCAAAGCCCCTTGTAAAAAATGAAATAGAAAAGCATTAATGCAATGCCAATCGCGGCCAAATAGTCCAAAATTGTGCTTTTCATGCTGGGACCTTCAAAGCTTCAACCTTAAGAGACAATGAAGGCTCGCCGGTTGTTGTATGCGCAACGATCAATTGACGCGAAGGGTTGAAATGTTGGGCAATGGTTTTCCAATCGGTTGTTGTCCGGCCCTTTGATTCGAATACAAGCCCTTCGAAGTATTGGCCGAAATAACGGCCCGAACCCGTCAATTTGACAATTGCGGCCATGTCGTCACGTTGGGCCTTCAACCGTGCTATTTCACGGTCAATAGAACCCAATTCGTCAATGATTGATTGAACCGAAGTATTGAGAGATAACGTTGTCATGGTTTGTTTTCCTTTGCTTTGCTATACCCGGCCACACCATGCGGCCAGTCCATGTAATATCGTTCTAACTATACTTTGCGACAATAGGGAAAACCCTTAAATATTAGATTGAATAATTATATGCAACATGAATTATTGAGTTATTCAAGTATAAAAAGAAAAAAGAAAAACAATAAACCCGGGCCGTTGTTTATTGGGTGACAGATAAGGGAAAGAACAACCGTGCAAAGGGTTAGAACGACAACCTAGGGGCCGCGCAATAAAACAAACAAACCCCGGCCAGTATTGGCTTTGCTTATGGTTGACCATATAGGGGAACATAGAACAAACCGGGTAACGCATGACCAATTCAAGCCCGGTCAAAACAATAAAACGATACCGCGCCCCAGCGGGGAATA